GAATTTAAAACCGTGGAAACTCTATTAAGTCTCTCTGGTTGATCATCTAAATTTATTACATAACTATCGAGCTTAGTTAAATCAAGTATCATAGGAATTTCCTGATTGAGGGGTAGACATAAAGTACTGCTTACAATAAACTTTATCATTGCCAGTATACTCTTCCCCAGTGTAATGTTTTGGTATAAAATACCAGCTAGGATAAACTTTTATTTTATTGTATTTGTTATACATAACAACATTTGTCAACAGCATAGGCCCTACAGTTACCCATGCGTTTTTAGGTGGTAGTTTTTTAAGGTAATTACAATCCATGCTCTTTATGATTTGCAAGAGACCGGCCATCAAGGAGTTGTTTTTTGTTGCGGCTAAATACCCATTTGCCATTAAATTTGGTCTAACTTTTTCGTTTTCCCAACAACAAAAAGAATCATTATCTAAAAAGAAGTCATCTAGTGGAGAGATACATTCAGAATCCGCATCAATAAAAAATCCTCCAAATTGGTACAAGATTTCATATCTAAGGATATCAGCCTTTCCTGCAAGCTCTTTAATACTATTGAATTGATCTTTGCAAATTAGTTCTGGTAAGTTCTCTTCTGTCCATAACTTATGCTCCCAAGACGGATTTAATTTTTTCCAAGTATCAATTAATTTTTGCGGACGTTTATTTTGGTCGCCCAGCCATATTTGATGTATAACTTTAGGTATCATAGTCCTTGTCCATTAGTTCCTGGAAGATTTGGCCTTATATTATATAAAGGCTTCCCGTACCAAGCCACCTTGCATCCAGCTTTGTGCAAGCTGTCAACGTGAAAGAAGTCTACTGCGTTTGGAAATCTATCTCCTATGCCCTTATAGAAGGGTAGAGCAAATAGTAATTCAGTTTTATACGTTGGCACAGCGACATTTCCAATCACTACTCCACGCTTCCCATTCACACAGTTTTGAAAGCCTTCCTTGGTATAGTTTAATCCTGGAATCCAAATATCTACATCAGGCTTGCTCTTTACTGCTGCTTCCATAAACTCTCCCGCTCCAGGAATAAATTCGTCATCATCGTCCAAGAGACAGAAGTAAGGAGTTCTACAGGCGTAAGCTCCCATATTGGTACAGGCATTACCATACTGATCAAACCTCCTCCCTGTTCTAAGGTATAAGGGTTCCTTAGGCAGCTTTGAAAAGTCCAGGTCCACATCATCCGCTACAACTATAACTTGCTTAAACTCTGATAAAGCTGAGTTTATAGCATTTATTAGAGTTGATCTATTTATAGTTTTAATTAATACTGTTATTAAGCTCATTGGTAGTTCTTTCCTTGCGAGGATCCCAATTTAAAGCTTGGAAGCACTTCTCGTAAATTTCAAGTCTATGCTTTACTACTTTGTTTATATCAAACATCTGCTCAGTGATAGCGTGCAAATTTTCACCCATCTCTGTGCGAAGCTTATGGTCTGTAGAGACTTTTGACAGAATTCTTATCCATTCAGTCTTGGGAGCGTCTGGATCCAAGAGATACCCAGTCTTACCGTTCACTATGGTATCGCTATAGCAGCCTACGTTCGACGCTACGAGAGGAACTTTGTATCTTCCTGCCTCAGCTACCTTGATATCTGACTTAGAGTCGTTGAAGGCATTCATCTTAAGAGGAGCAATAGCAATATCCATATTAGAGTAAAACACTCCATATTCGTGAGGTCCTACAGCATAATGTGTATTCCAGTTACGCTGTCCTTTGAAGCCTTTTAGCAGTTCTGCTTTGTATTTGTCCCACACCTTGTTTTGCCAATCTTCTTTCTCTTTTAAGTTTTGAGGGGGAGGTGGCATTCCGTAGAAGTCCCAGAATATATTCTCTCTTCCAACCTTTTGATTAACTAAGTGTGGGACAGAAGAGAAAATCTTTACATCTGGGTTATGATGAATTCCGCCTGCCCATCCGATTCTAACTGCTTTTGATTTAGTTTTAATATTATTCCAGCAAGGTAAATTATAATCTATAGCATTTTTTATTACAGCTAAGATATTACGACAGAAAGGCTTTATCCTTTCTGCAAACTTTACCTGGGTTACCGTTACCAAATGAGAATTATAATAAAGGTGTTTTGTAAGATCACTTAATCCCTGATTCTTGTATACATCTATCAAATGATGTTCTTCATAAAGTTCAGTTAAAAGATCGTCAGTATCAAAGTGAATAAATTTTTTAGCTTTTGAAGCAAGACCTTGAACTCTTGCTGTGTATGCTCCACCAAAATTACTTATGTTATTAATAAGAACAATATGAGCATTTTTTATACATTCTGGTGGCTCGTCAAGTTCGGCCCCAGGATACTCAAACTTACCAGTTTTAATATTTAATTTAAGAGGATTATCATCAAATATTATTTCCACTTTATCAGAGTAAAGCTCCAATAGTTTATGATATGGCATTAGGCTTCTGTAATATGCACATCCGCCTGTATTGGGGTGGAATACTAATATTTTTAATTTATCCGACATATAGATCATTATAGATTAATGATTTATAATATAAATAAAAAAACCCCTCTGCGCTCCGAAGTCGCAGAGGGGCTAAAAGCTCAGACTAGATTAACTAGGTAGCGTTTTGTGGGGTTCCGCCGCCCCCTCCAGTTGGCTTCGTCGTAGACGTATTGGTATGGAGTATGCCCAAAGCCTTTCCTAAGCTTGAAATTGCACCTCTCATATCAACATTTCCATCATAAGGAACTATGGCCTTTGCGGCAGAAGCATAGTGCTGTCTCTTTCTGCGAGAAAGTAAGGTAAATAAACCCTCAAGTAGAGCTAGCTTTGGAATCCAGATTGATACTATTCCAGCAGTGGCTGCCAACGTGCTTAAAATCCATCCCCAAAGATCTGTGGTGGGGCTAGGAATTGTTATTTTTACACAATCAACTTTAAGGATATCAGTTGGAGCAATAATTATACTTTTTCCTTGCAATTTCTCGCTCTCGGCAATCTCAGTTGGGAGATTCTCTGAGGGAATAACTAAAACTTTATCGCTGCTAATATCCTCTGGATTTATTAGGCAATCTGTCGTAGCGACACTCAAGCCCTCAAGACTCTGGCAAGCTGGAGTGACCAGCAGGGCTAAAGCCAGAAATGCAAACATTAATTTTTTCATACTTGTACTTCCTTGTTAAATTTTCTTTCACCCATATCATCGTCATCGTTTGAATGACTAGATGACATAGAGGTGTCTAGGGAAACACGAAGAGCTTCAACAATTCGCTTACCCTCATCATACTCTCCAATTTTTATGGCACCATGAATATCATGCATAGCCTCCATCCAAATCTTTATGTCACGATCAGAACCAGCCGTAGTCTTTTTGATGCGGAAGGTTGACTGATCGTAGTTGTTGTACTCTCCGCTCTTTCCTAGCTCAAGGACAAAATCATTACCCTTTTTAAGTGAGAGAACATTCGTATTGTCTGGATCGTTCTCATCCATCAACTCTGTGTTGAATACCCCATCGAGAACTTTTTTGAACACCTTTTGTCCGGTTGAAAGGATCTTGAGAGCACCAGCAACGTCATCCGACTTGTTTTCCAGATAGCGACGATCAACTACATTCATGTAGTAACGTGGTGTACCCTTAATTTTAGTAGCCATATCGCCGAATTTCGACTTCGACTTTGGGGGTAGGCCAAGCTCCTTGTGCATCTTCCAAAGCTCAAAATAAAAATCACATACCGGGCAAGCCTCGTTTTGAATCTTGCGGCAGTAATAATTTTGAAGCTTTCCCTCATCATTCACAAAACGATGAATAATAGCCTCAGAGTAGAAAGGTTTAGAGTCATCTTTCCAAGGGAGGATACGGATAGTGTTCTTGCCAGGATCGACCTTGAGATACTTATCTAATCCACCTTCGCTGTTTCCAGCGGACTTTCCTTTGAGTAATTCTTCGTGCTTTTTTCGTAGTTCATTAAGATTCATATTTTTTCTCTTTTTTTTTAATTGTAAAGTTTGGTTTCAGATCTAAGATTCGCACTAAGTTGGATCATCATGTCTTTCTTGTGCTCCAACATAGAGCAAATAGCTTTTAAATATCCGTAGATTTCTTCTTGATAAATTAGGTTATTCTTCAGCTTTATGTATTCCTCGTTCGACTGAACGAAGTCTTCCAGGTATGTAGCAGTGGCCTTGCCTCCCTTATTTTTATTGATAATAAGCTCGTTATTCTTAATAAGAGAGTACATTGCTTGATTATTACTAGCCATTAGATCAATCTTTCTCTTCTGCCAGATCAGGAGACCATGGTAGTAGGAGTAGACCGTCGTGTGCTTAGTAAGCTCCATAGATAAATTATCCTTGTCAATAGAGGATAACTTTTTATGCATATCAAGATACTTATCTATGTCTAGACTTTGTACTTCGTCCTTAGGAAGATAATACATAAGATGCCTCGGTCAATTATAATAGTCCGTAGATCTAAAATTATAAAAATTTAATTTAAATTTCTATCCTGAAGCGTCTTGACGCGCCAGTTCTGCTTCTGATATCTCTTCCATAATTAAATTAGTGTAATTCACGGAAGCGGAAATACGATAGTGTTGCTTGCTATCTCTAGCTTTGACAACATAAACACGCATCCTACCCTTCTCGTACTCTTCCTCTGTTTGGTTTAAAGATATGGCCCAGTCAGCGGGGCGGATCTTACCATAGCTATCGCCTAACTCCGCATCGGTAATAGTAGACACCTTCTTACCCATTCTATTAGTCTGTGTCGCAGTCCATACTAAAATATTATGTTCCATAGCAAGACCGCGAAGCTCTTGAGCTATCCTCTCCTGAGCTTGATATTCAACATCCATGTTGCGGTTTGGACGAAGAAGCTCAAGATAATCTACAATAAGAATATTAGGAGTAAAATTATGATGAAGTTTAAGTTGAACGAGGAGTGCTCTTATCTGATTAACAGTTAGCTGACCAACTGGGAACTCCTTGATAATAAGCTGGGCACCGTTAAATTTTTTCTGCACCTGAGCAAGCCGATCCTTAAGTAATGGATAGGTTGCCTTATCCTTGAGCTTGTGATTGGGAAGCATCGTAAGGATGGAGTCAAATCTCTGAGCGATTTTATCTTCTGCCATCTCCAAGGAGATGTAAAGAACCTTTTTGTTCTCCTTCAGGGCAGTGGCCCCTTGATTAACAAGATAGAGAGACTTTCCTACACCTGGAGGAGCAATGACCATAGCGAGTTCCTTGGAATTTAGCCCGCCATCCAAGAAATCGTTAAATGTACTAAACACAGTTCGATATTTTTTCTTATCTTTGTTATCGAAAAGACGATGAATGCGTTTCTCAATATCGTTAAAGTAAACCTGTCCTACATTTACCTCACGAGTAACAAGCATTGCCTGTCTTACTTTCTCTTCGATTTCAGAAATGCGATTCTCCTTAAGTAGGATAACGCTATCCTTGATGGCTTGCGAGATTGCCTGCTTACGAGCGAAATCCTCAACAAGATCAAGAACGAACTCACGGTTGTCGTGAACCGATGAGTCGATATTATTAATTTGCTGAATATCCTCCTCAAAGTCTGAGAAACTTTGCCCCTTCGGAAGACTTTTCTTAATATCCTCTAAAAGAATATCGTCGGGTGGTATTACTTTATACTTATCGTAATAAGTCTTAACCCGATCAAATATAAAAGCATATGAAGGGTACTCAAAATACTCTGGCTTTACAATACTAGAAATTTGTGAGTAAAAATCCTTGTCGTGCTTTACAAGATACAGAATTCCACGTTGGATATTATCTGAGAATGAATAACTCATTTTGATGATTGTGAATTATTTGATTTTGTTGCTTTGAAGCTCTTGTTGTTTTGAGTATGCTTTACTACCATCTCTTTTCTAGATTTCTGTGATGAGGCAACATCTGAATCCGACATCTTGGTCGCTTGTCCTGTTTTAATCATGTAATCCATGTCTGGTACTACTGCTTTATAGTGAGAGGCTCCCCCGCCCCCTTCAATACGTTTTTTAGATCCTTCGATTGATGATTCGTAGAATTTATGAGCCATATCCTTATCCATACCCTCGTGATTATACTTTTCTATCTTTCGTTTAATTTGCGAGGAATCCTTCTTCACAAGAATATTGAAACTCCTGACCATATCTTCGCCACAATCAGGACACTTTTTCTTTCTGGGCTCGCCATTCTTCTTAGCAGTAGTTTCTCCAACCTGATTGCAGGAGGGACAGACCATATTGAGATACTTATTACGCTCTTCAAGACCTTTGTCGTAAGCCTCTACCTCTTTAGGAGATAACATACGAGATCCCTCGTAGATTACTCTCTCTCCCTTTGAGAACTTAATAGTGTAGGTGACCATATCAGCCGCCGCAGCTATTATCTCCAATTCTGCACACCTCGGCTGAAACAGCTTCGGCAGCGGCGGTAGCCATTACTGGCTTGGCATACTTCTCAATGTTCTCTGTTGTTAGAGCAATGGCTTGGAGAGGCTCCGTGCCTTTCGATCCGGCTCTGTACACAGTAAGGCCCTTGAGGTATGGAGCATATTGAAGTGCAACCTTGGAAATCTCTTGCCAGTCAGCACTGTTAGGGAGATTAATGGTTTTACTGATCGCATTGTCGATGTACCTTTGAATTGTAGCTTGCACCTTCATGTGTTCCTCAGGTGATACATCATAGGCACCGACGAATAAATCTAGCTCCCTTCCTTGTTCCAGATATTCTTTAAAGAGTGGATCTAATACAACTTCCTCAGCCCAGGTGTTGGCAACACGATAACGTCTCATGTACATAGCGGCAAAGATTGGCTCGATACCGCTTGAAACACCATGAACCATAGATATAGTTCCTGTAGGTGGTGAAGTTAACATTACAGCGTTGCGAATTCCATGCTCCTTAATAAGCATTCTAATTCTAGCAGGAAGAGTCTTAGCAAAAGTTTCTTGTAAATATAATTTAGAATTGAAAGATGGGAAAGGTGCTTTGTCTCTGGCGAGATATACTGAAGTCTTATAAGCCTCGTCGCGTATTGTAGTAAAGAGTCTATCAAGGAACTCAAGTGACTTCTCCGACCCATATTTAATGCCTAACTTAATAAACATATAATGAAGTCCAAGAACCCCCAGCCCAATACGACGCGAACGCTGACCAACTTCGATGCACTCTTGAATTGGGTAGTGATTTACCGTAAGAACATTATCAAGAAACCTAATGCCCATTCGTACAGTATGAGCTAATCTCTTCCAATCAAACTCACCATTATCAACCATGTTAGAAAGATTGATGTTTCCGAGACAGCAATTACCATAATTGGGTAGAGTAATTTCTCCACAAGGATTAGTGGCATTCATACGCTCGAAATACGAGACGTTAGTATAATTGTTAGCCAAATCAATGTTAAAGATGCCTGGATCTCCAGATTTGACTGAATTTTCCCAAATCTTATTCCACAAGTCGAGAGCCTTGTACTTTACCTCGTGAATATTCTCAAATGTATCATTAAAATGTTTTAGCTGATGAAGTTTAACTCTCTCAACGGCATCATTATTGTCTAAAGCGACAACAGTGACTTGCTCTCGCTCACCATTAGGTGAAACGCGAGTCATTTCATACATAAAATATTTACGATTACTAAATGTAAAGTACCACGGCTCGTCGTTCTCACAAGCTTGAATAAAGCGATCCGTAATAGCTACTGAAATATTAAAGTTGGTAAGCTCACCGAGATCTAGCTTAACCTTAAGGAATTCCATGATATCTGGATGGGTTACATTCAACTCAGCCATTAAAGCAGTTCTGCGATTCTTCCCGGCGCGCACATGATTTCCAATCTCATTAATCATACGCATAACTGATACAGAGCCCGGTGCAGAGTTCTTAATATTCTGGATATCGTCCCCTCGTGGACGAATCTTACTGAAATTGAATCCTATGCCACCCCCAGCACAGGAAATCTTATACATATCGGAAATGATCTTTCCAATTGAATCTACGTTATCCTCTGGCTCTAAGACGTAGCAGTTAAGCATATTTTGACGGGAACGCCCAGAACCAAATATAATTCTCCCGCCAGGAACAAAATCTCCAGCAGCAAGAACTTCAAAGAATCTACGCTCATATGATTCCTTCTCATCGTCCTTCTCAGCAGAGGCAATGTGTTTAGCCATAGCTCTGCAACGATCTGAGTACTTAGTTTCTCCAGGGTATGCGTAACGATGCTCGAAAATCTTCTGACCTAATTCATTTAATTGCTTTACTTTCATATAATCCTAGATTCGCCGTTTTTCTTTTCTATTGTTAAAATTTGGCACCCGTCTAATAAGCTTTTAAGGTGCGAATTGTGGGTAATTAAAAATATAGTTTTATCCTCTTCCTTTAAACTTTTTAAAAGATTATGGACACCGTGACATCCATCTTCGTCCATATTCTCAGCAATCTCATCGAAAAATATAATATTAGATTGTTCTTTAGATGTATGAGTTAGAAGTGACTGTAATGTCAACATGACAGACAAGTTAATCTTTTTCTTCTCTCCTCCACTCAACGAGATGTAGGAAAGTTTTCTACCATTATTGTAAATAATCTCCTCCAGTTCCTCGTTAAATGAAATTGTGAACTGACTATTAGTTAGTAGAGAAAGATATTCGTTTGTCTTAAAATTTAGATAATCTAGAATATTTCTTACAAAGTATTTAATTATACCTTGTTCTGAAAATGCTTTTTCCCAGAACCTCATCACTTCGTAATTTATTTCTAATTTCTTATTCTCATTTTCTAATATTTTTAATCTAGACAGAAGTTCATTATACTCATCCTTTATTTTTTCTTGAGATAAAAATAAATCTTGTTTTTGCTTAAGAATAATCCAATCTTGAAGACTCGCCTTAGAAGATAACTGAGATATCTCTTTTTTTAATTTTTCTATCTTCTTAGTTATTTTTAATTCTTTATTCTTAATAATTGTTATACGCCTTAATAAGCCTCTTAGATTTCCTTCAGTCTGTTTCTTCATGTAGATCTTTTTACAGAGCTTACAGGTGTCTTTATGCGCGTATACACCAAGATTATGCTGTTTCTCTAACGTATAGCATTTATTCTTCAAATCATCACGTTCATAATTTAATACAGTTATTAATTGTTTTTTATTAGTAATTAATTCTTCACGAGCAGTTACCTCAACCATAGTTTCTTTTAACTGTACTGGGTCAGCATCTATTAACTTATTCTTTAGTTTGTCTCGCTGAAAAGTTAATTCTTGGATTAACGTCCCTCCTGTTTTTGTTCTATTACTGTATTCGGACTTTAATTCTTTTATTTTATCTCTCCAACTAAAGATATCCTCAAGATTTAAGAAATTACGGACGATGGTTCTCTTATCATCAGCCGATGCAGACAGAAACTCCAAGTCAACGTGCTGCCCAAATATTATGGAAGCTACGAACGTCTTGTAACTGAGACCAAGCTCTTTCTCTATCTTATCTTGCGTCTTAATAGAGTTTTCCTGGGTCATGTCCATATCGCCCAAGAAGAAATTTAATACATTAGGACGCTTGCTACGAAATATAATGGCTTTCCCAATACCTTTCTTCTCAACAATAATTTCTACTTCAAGATTCTTTTTAGTATCACAATTAATAATGGCATCTTCAGTAGACTTTCTAATTGTCTTTCCAAAGAGAGCAAAGGTTATCATCTCAATTATAGAGCTTTTCCCAGACCCATTGCTTCCGCCGGAATCTCTATTTAATCCTTTGACATAAACTATGTTCTTGAATTTAGATAGATCTAAGTCTAACGTCTTGAAGCTATAGAAGTTCTTAGCTCGTAATCTCTTAAGAATCATCTTTTTCCTTTAATAACTTTAACCCTTGCAGCAATATATCGGTTGGAATCTCAGTATTACACTCACTGATATAGTTCATGATTAACTCATCGTTTAATTCAAAAACCATACTCTTTGGACGATAAGTACTATGCTGCTCTTTATCGTCAGATATTGGAAGATACTTGATATCTACATAAGAAACCTTGTACTCCTCCATAATCTTCTTTCTCAAGTCTACAGAGTTTTGATCCAATATCTGGTTAAGATAAACTCTCAAAATTGTCTTGTAATTAGGATCGCATATGATATCCTTATTAGCTTCTAGAGAAGCTAGATCGAATTGTAGATATCTTACACCATAGGTTATCTTCTTAAACTCATAACTGGAGTCTCCGTATATAACAGCGTAGCGATGGGTGTTGTCGCACTCAGAAAATACAGTTGAGTATGGAGTTCCTACAACATGGACATTTACTTCATCCTGCGCCTTGTGAATATGCCCTAGAAATGTAGGATTCTTAAATATATCTATAGATAGGGGGGAATCCTCATCTCCATTAGGATTTATACACCCCTTAAACCCAAAGTGACCAAAGAAGTAGTTATTTGCTTTAACTTTCTTGGCACTATTGAGATAATGCTTAATTTTATTTTCATCGTCATAGTGTGCGATGAAATGAAAATCTGTGTCCTTAGTAAACGCACAGCAGTAGTAATCTTTTACTACGTCTACATTAGCATTAGTTATACTGTGATCTAAAATTTCTAGAACACATAAAGAAGTATTATCCGACTTAGCTGCTGTGTCGTGATTTCCTCTTATTAAGATTATCCTTGGGTCTGGGTTAGAGCTTACGTTCTTTAAACCAAGAATAAACTTAGTAACTCTTACGATAGTTTCAGGGTCTGGCTTTCTAAAATGAAAGATATCCCCTAAGAAAATAATGTACTCAGGAGATTCAGTCTTAACTATCTTTTCGATAGCCTTGAACTGCTCCCCTAAGTAATCAAAACTTGGGTAAGCGTTGTAGAAATGACAGTCACCTATTACAACTGCCTTATAAATTTTATCTAGCATCAGCTATCTAAAAAGTTCTCTTCTATTACTACATTAAAAGCATTCAGCGAAGTACTCTCGATACGACGAACTTTAAACCCACGATAACAACGCTCAACGTACTTATTAAGTACCTCTCTCAAACCGGCACTGCGACTAAACTTATCGTAGACTGGATTGCACTTAGCAACGTAAAGCTCTCCTTGCTCAGTTGCTAGTACGGTGTAGCCACCATTAGGTGATGGCTCAACCTTCCCAGTTTCAGTCTTAATGTAATTTCTAAAATGACGCACAGCGAACTTACGAACGACAGGCGGCATATCGTAACCATCCAGAAAACTTACTTCAATCTTTGAACTCATAGCAAATCCTTAGTGATACCGAGTTTGTTAAGTGTACCTTCCATCAGTTGGTAGATCCCTTCTGCAAGCAAGCGAATCTCGTACTGAGCATCCGGCTTCAGCCGCTGATGGAGGAAGTGTATTATAGACTGCAAGCTGACAGTCCAATAGGCTTCTGAATAAATATTTTGAGGTAGTATAATGCGAGCCACCTCTTTTGCTACGCCCATTCTGATTAGGAAGTCGTAAGTGGTCTTAGCCGAATTGGATATGATTCCCATCTCCGTCTTCATGATGCCATGAAGACTACTTTCCTTAGGAATTTCATCTGAAGATTGTTTATTGCCGTGAGGAGGGTTGGCCCTGGCTAGTGCCGGAATGTAAAATTCCTCTGAAGTTTTAGTATATCGACCACTAATTTCATTCCACGAACACCCTTTATCGGTGTCATAAAAGTGATCAAAAACCTCTAATTTAACTTCCATTCCATCCACCTCGTAGGTTCTAAATCCACTTCCAACTTGATATTTCATCAGTTGTCGGAAAATAAACAGAGGGGCTTTTACATGGAAAGTAAAATAAGAATGACGAAATGGGCTTGTGTGCTCATTATTCCACAAAAACGACGCCAGCTTCTTATCTTTTTCGTCGTAGGTATCCTTGGTCTTATTATAGCTTATACGGGCAGAATTAACCGTCTTAAGAGCCGGGTCCCTCTCCATCTGATCTACTAGAGAAACCGAACTAATATTATCTTTTAAATAATCAATAGTGTGCATTTGAACCTAAATATAAGTGTTGTATTATAGGGATAATCATATGGATATCAAATCAATAATTAAAAATGCCATCGCCAACAAAGTTAGAGAGACTAAAACATCTCCAAAAGATTTCCAGGCTAAATATGGATTTTCTCAAGACGAACTTCGTAATGCACTTAGACTCCAAAAAGAAGCCGCCGCTAAACATGAAAAGGCTAGAGAGAGAGGGGAGATGCCTGCTAGATCTGGCCCTGGGAGGAATCCAGAGGGGTGGAGAAAGGCACAACAGCGGGCAGGGCGCACCCCTACCAGAGGACAGGGTGGAAATTTTTACGATTCAGTTACAAATCTATCAGATTATTTAACATATTTAACTGAAACTATTAAAGTTAAAATCGAAGAGTTAAGTATAGAAACTCTTAAATCATATAAATCTAAAGCAGAAGCTCAAACAGGAACTACAAGTGACAAGAGACAAAAGGGTATAAATACAGCTAAATATAAAATAGCTAGAAAAGAAATGGGATTAGACCGAGATCCTGATAATGAAACTCATAATCGGGAAAGAAATCTCTCTACGCATAAAGGTCCAGGCTCCCCTGAAGGAAGAGAGAGAAGTGACACAGAGGAAGCTGATGCCGCATCCAGAAGAACAGGGGCAATGCCCATAGATAAAATTAATCGAATGGGCGTAAGAAAAGGTAACCCAAACTTTGTTACAAGAACAGGACTTACTGTAGGGGACGCTCTAGCTTCCCGATCAAATTTAAAAAGTGCTGCTCGTGATATACAAACGTCAGCTAAATTACGAAAGTTAGGGGATAAATGAACTTAAATGAACACTATGTCCGCATAGCGGAATTAATTGTAGAGAAGAAGCGTTGTTGGAAAGGCTATAAGCCAACCCCAGGTGTTAGACCCTACGCTAAAGGCTCTTGTATAAAGGAAGGAGCTACTACAGGACAAAGCCCAACTAAGACTGGTGAAAGAGTCGGATCTTTTATGTCTAAGCTAGCTTCAAACCCTTCCACTACTCCAGAAAAATATAAACAGAAACAAATTCAAGTTAGAAATATTCAAGCAAAATCTGCTAGAAGGCAGGGTGAAGAGAGATTACGTCGAGGATCTGATAGTGGCACCGCAAGGGCTGCTCAAGACGCGGCTAGAGAAAGATTTCATAAAGCCTACATAGCTGCAAAACCACAATCTGGTATAATGCAGCAAGAAGCCAAGACCCCAGCTTGGCAAAGAAGCGAGGGTCAGAACAAGGAGGACTGACCTCTAGCAAGACTGCGAGCAACCCAGACTCAAGAATTAATAAGTCGCTCAGGAAGTGGGATTGCTGAGGTGATACTCCTCACCTGAGCCGAACGAGTCTCCTACCACAACCTCAATCTCAAGGGGAACTGAGAAATTAATACCGAAGTTCTCCTTGATGTATGGATAGCTGGTCATATGGTAGTTGAGCAATGAGACGGTCTCATCCACCTCGCTTTCTGGAGCTATTAATTCAATACTATCGTGTACGGTAGCCACGATCTTTGATCCAAGCTTACGTTTCTTTAGCTCGTTATGCAGGCCAAGCATACAGCAGATAAGGGTATCACTAGCTGAGGATTGCACTGTAAAGTTTAGTCCTTGACGGAATGCCTCCTGCCGGATATATTTCGCGTCTGCTCCTGCGTTAGGAAGATTGCGTCTGCGCCCGAAGATCGTGTAGGCATACTTGTTGTTTGTAATAAACTTATCAACAAGCTCCATGTACTTTGGAACGCCAGGGAACGCAGCCATCCAACCGTCAATAATGCTCTTGGCCTTCTTGAAGCTGATCCCTTGCTTCGTGGCTAGCGTCTTCTCTGTGCCACCGTATACCGTCAAGAAGCTAACCGCTTTAGCAATCTGACGCTCCTCCTTCGTCACCTTGTCCATCTGCTTACCAAACGTCATGGCAGCAGAGTAGGTGTGGAGGTCTACACGGTCATTGAATGCCTTAGCCATGTTCTTCTCCTTGGCTAGGTGAGCGAGGATTCGTAGCTCCATGCTCTTCATATCCGCAGTAATAAACTTGTATCCTTTAGGAGCTACAACATAATCTCGGATATTAAATCTAGACTCTCGTGGCAGGGTATGAAACGAGATCCCCATACGGTTTCCGCCAGCCTCGTAACCAGCATTCGATAGGCGACCTGTAACAGTTCCATCTAGACGATACTCAACGTAGATCTTATTGGATCCGTTGTATTTCATAGCCTCCCGAACACCTGAGATATAGGTATCGAATAGCTTACGAGAACGACGGAACTCTAGCAGAGACTTAATGAAGTTCCTAGCCCCTACCAGCTTCTGGTTATCCATGCTGGTAACAACGGAGCGTGAAATCTGCTTGTCCTGCTCTAGCTTTTCAAACCTGTTCATTTAATCCTCGCCTATCAATCTCGTCTTCTAGTTGCTCTAGTAGTATATCAAGGGCTTCCGCGCTCGTGCTAGGGGCACCAGTCTTTTCGGATGAAATGGGTGGAAATAACCCGAAACCCCCATCGACAATATTGTGCTTTTTATCTGCTGAGTAAAGCACTTTAACGAGGTCATCAGTCGATGTAAGCTCATAGGTTTTGTTGACCTGGGGGAACGAGAATAGTTGGTCTTCTTTATCATAGATATCGCCCTTAAGTTGAGAGCCTAGCTCCTCTACCTTTGCCGACGATATATACAGCCCGTCCAACTCCATATCCTTGAAGAATTCTACCGCAGGAACCATTAATTTATCGTAAAGGTTCTGCATCTTAAGATCTTGAATTAGCCTCTCTAGCTTATGGAATACCTTAAGAGTAAAGTAAGCATCGAGAGCATTGCCACGCGCCATCTGCGTCAATGGCATATTTCTCCAGTCGGTCTTCTTGCCGTCTTGACCTAGCATAGATTTTCGTATTTTTTAATTATTTCTTTTTCCAAACGAAATCTATACAATATGTAGTTCTTGCGGAAAGAAGTATTGGCATAAGTCTTTTAAACTTTTTGGCAAATTCTCATCCACCATATGCATCATCAGCTTTGTATCATAGATGTTTCTGATGTTTTGTAGCCCTTGTCTTGCCAAGAATTTGGTGTCGAACTGAGCTTTATGAAAGATCTTCTTGCTATACTCGTATGAGAGGATCTTATCTAACGAGGAGCATACTTTAGATACCCACCCTTCAGGATGATCGAACTCCTTGTGATACAGCGGGATCGTAAAAGTCTTATGCTTGCCATCGCAGTCGAAGCTAAGAGCGATAGTCTGAATCTCATCCTTCAGAAAGTCTAGCCCGGTGGTTTCGATATCCACAGCTACGTCACACTTCACAAAGTTATCTAGCTTCTTAAGCTTCTCAACCGTATCCAGTAGCTCCCAGCAAAACTCCGACTCGGCACCCTTCTGCTTATAGTGTGTTTCGATACCATTCTGAATGTCCAGCTTGAATAGGTACTCATTTTGTGGCTCTACAATAACCTGGAATGGGTGGTAGAGAGCCACCACAGGTATTCCATCGTACTCAAATGTCTTTCCACGCTTGTCCATGATGCCGCTCTTCTTGGTAAGCATCACGAGAGGGAGGTTTCCGCACACAAAGATTAGCTTTGGTCTGCACGCCTTAATAGTCTTGGCTATATGATTTCGGCAAATATCCTTATCGTCCTTATTCATATCCTTATCTTTAACGCTGAGGCACTTAACAGCAGCGGTGTATTCGACATTGGGGATAAGATCGGCGTTCCCCGTAGACATAAGGATGGACTCAATAAGATCCTGCTCCTTCATTACAAAAGGAGTAATCTCTCCGAATTCCATCTTAAAAGACTCAGATACGAATAGAATATGACAGTCTTTATTAAAACACTCCTCCTCGTGATCCATGATGGAATGGCACATCTTGGGCTTTTCAAGAATAGTACATCCCTTGCATTCACTATTTTCACTTTTAAATGGATCTGGCAATATTTTCATACTATTATATTCTGTGTCGGATTACCTTAATAACAAAAGATTTGAACAATTAATTAAACTACATTGCTCAGGAAATTATGAATTTCAAGAAGAGTTAATGGGGTGTTTTGACATTCTTATCGGGAACATCATAGATGCGTTCCACTTTAAAGTCGATAAGGAGGATGCAAAACAAGATTGCTTCCTACTTATACTTAAGACTTTACGAAACTTTAATCCAAAGCACGGGTCAGCCTTTAATTACTTTACTACTGTAATAATAAACAATCTTAAGTTAATTTCAACAAAAATCAAAAGA